ATGACCGATTCCGATGGTCAAGGCTTCAAGATCTTGGTGGAAGACTATTCTAAATGACACTGCATCTCGGTGATTGTTTAGACATCTTAAAAACGATTCCTGATGACTTTATTGATTTAACGGTCACAAGTCCACCTTATGATTCTTTGAGAGCATATGAAAAACTGCCGTTTGAAAAATTTGAAATGATAGCCAAGGAATTATTTCGCGTCATTAAAAAGGGCGGCGTAATCGTTTGGATAGTTGGAGACGCCACAATTAAGGGAAGTGAAACCGGAACTAGTTTTAAGCAGGCGCTTTATTTTAAAGAAATTGGATTCAATTTACATGATACGATGATTTATAAAAAGGGGGGGCCGCCGCTTACGCATAATAGATATGAACAGAAATTTGAGTATATGTTCATTCTATCAAAAGGCAAACCCAAGGCATTCAACGGGCTAAGAGAACCAAGGCGGTACGCTGGAAAAAGCAACAACTCATCAACCTTCCGGCATACGGGGAAAAAAACGGCCGCCTTTCATAAAAAAGGCACCGTGGGGGAAACTCGTTTGCGCGGTAATGTTTGGGAATACGGCGTAGGGCATCAGAAAAGCACGTTAGATAAAATAGCATTTGAACATCCAGCAATTTTTCCAGAAGCGTTGGCATGTGATCATATTAAATCGTGGTCAAACGAAGGCGACACAGTGCTTGACCCATTTATGGGTAGTGGAACAACTGGCAAAGAAGCGTTAAAATTAAATCGTCATTTTATTGGAATTGAAAAAGATCCTAAATACTTTAAAATAGCCGAGGCGCGGATTGGTTGAGCTTCGCATTGCCCTACAGCCTAAGCAAAAACTTTTTGCCCAGGCCATAGAAGATTACCCAGTGACGTTCTATGGCGGGGCACGTGGAGGTGGGAAGTCGAAGGGATTGCAGCTCATCATGCTGCTTAGGCGCTTTAAATACGCTCAGTCAAACGGGGCAATCTTCCGTAGGACGTACCCTGAGCTAGAGGCTAATCACATTCGACCACTCTTTCAAGCGTATCCAAGCTTAAAGGAATATTATAATGAGTCTAAAAAGATTCTTACACTCCCAAATGGCTCAGTACTTCAATTCTGTCACTGCGCGAATGAATCAGATGTATGGTCGTACCAAGGACGAGAGTTTCACGATCTTGCCATTGACGAGGCTGGTCAATGGACCGAGCAAATGTTTAGAACTTTGCTTGGATCAAACCGAACCAGTAACCCTAACATTTCAGCCCGTGCCATCCTCACCGGAAACCCTGGTGGTATTGGTCATGGGTGGCTCAAGCGTTTATTCGTTGACCGTCGATTTAACGAAAGAGAACGTCCTCAGGATTATACCTTCATCCAAGCCCTGGTAGACGATAACCCGGCCTTGATGGAGAACGACCCAAACTATGTTCATCGGCTTGAATCAGAACCAAACGAAGCAATCAGAAAGGCATTTAGATACGGTGATTGGGACATCTTTGCTGGCCAGTTTTTCCGCGAAATTAACCGCGAAAAGCATTTCATTAAACCTTTTCAGATCCCCAAACACTGGAATAAATTCGGAGCATACGATTACGGCTACAATCACCCCGCAGCCTTCGGATGGTTTGCAGTCGATGAAGACGGATGCGTCTACCTCTACCGAGAACTTATCCAGGCTCAAATGCGCGTCGATCAGTTCGCAAAGCTAATCAATAGCTATGAAGACACGCCGCTTCTTTATCCGATCGTCGGTGGGCGAGACTGCTGGACTCAAAAAAGCACATTGAGAGACGACGCACAGCCTCCGACCGTCGCTGAGCAGTTTCAAACGCATGGCATTCACCTCAAGCCTGCTGTGATTGACCGCATTCAGGGCGCAGCACAACTCAGGTCCTATCTAGCGTGGCAACAGCGACCGAATGAGTCACCACGCTTTCAACTCTTTAATACTTGCCTCATTAGCTATGATACTCTGTCGCGAATGATCCACGATCCTGACCGAGTGGAGGACGTTTTAAAAGTCGACGCCATGGAAGGAGATACTCAGTCAGGAGATGACGCTTATGATATGATTCGCTATGGGCTCATGAGCAGGCCTTATCTCTCTGATCCTGCACCAGTTCAGATTGCACGTGGTTCGAAGGCTTGGCACGAGGCTGAAAACAAAAAGCTTTGGGATAAAGAGATCGAACGCGCTCAAAAAGTTGAGGAACAACAAGCGGCATGGGAACCGCAATGGAATGAATTTGGCGAGTAGCTCAGTGGTAGAGCTCCCGGCTGTTAACCGGGCGGTCGTAGGTTCAAGCCCTACCTCGCCAGCCATATAAAACAGGCGACATCTAGGCCAAAGATAGAGAATAGAGGCCCAAAATGATTCCTTTTATGAAGAAAAAAGAAGCATCCATATCTGTTTCGGTTCCTATGGAGCACCTTACCCGTGACTCAGATCATGAGGATGAGATGGATGGACACGATGAGATGATGGAAGCCATTGCACATGAATTGCTGGACGCCGTGCATAAAAGAAACCCTAAAGATTTAGTCATGGCACTTCGGGCCGCTTTTCAAGTTTTAGACTCTGAACCTCACGTCGAAGGCGAACATCCTGAAGGAGAAGAATAATCATGCCATTGTCTCACGGAAAAAGTGCCAAAGCATTTGGCCATAATGTCTCTACTGAAATGCACGCTGGTAAACCTCTTAAGCAATCCTTAGCCATTGCTTATTCTCTTAAGCGAAAAGCTCAGCATAAAGCTCACGGCGGAAGTATCCACGAAGAAAACTTAGCTTCTGGTTATCTCCCTTTGCCGAAAGAACATGAAAAGCATAACGCAGCAGCCATGCATGAAGAAGAAAAGCATCTGAATCAGCACATGGCCCACGGTGGAAAAATGCATCACATGGCTAAAGGCGGCATGGCTCATGATGAAAAGTCTACTTGTGCAGCTTGTCAGTCTGGCTTGCCTCATTCTCATCATGCACATGGCGGCGATATTCACCATTCAAGACATATGGCCCACGGTGGCAAATCGCATCATGATCATGAGGATGTTGTGGGACACATTTTAAAGAAGCTGCCGCATTACAGTGAAGGCGGACGCATCGCGAATGATGACCATCACTTGGCTGGCTTAAAACCAAACGAATTTGATGATTTAGCATTAAGAGATGATTTAGAGGATACTCACAACACAGGTAAGGACGATGGTGATTATTTGGGCAATGCTCGTGAAGATCACGACCGACATGATGTTGTGGCACATATCCTTAAATCGATGAAAAAAAAGGATAGGAACCCTTATTCCGCATGATGATTACAAAGTTAAAAGACCTGGAGCAGCTTTTTAAACTTTGTCGCAAACAAGGCGTTATCAAGGCCAACCTTAAAGATCTGACCTTTGAGTTTGGCGAGTTACCAGAAAAGAAGTCCCAAGGTGTTTCTTCTCCTGACGACTTTGGGACTTCTTTTCAAATGGAAAACCCATTTCTAATTGAGTCAAACCGAGAGTTAAAAGAACCCGCTACAAGCGACGAAGCACTTTTAGCCTTGGATGAAGTCTTAACGAGCTAATTATGAAAGTTAAACCCACCGACTCTCCGATTGATAAAATCATCATGAAGACCAAAGACCGCTCCTCCGTTAAAGAGGAGTTGGTGGAGTGGTGGACTGAACACGATGAAATGAAAGTCGCGTCAGGGTTATGCTCAACGGCTGCTTATTTAAAGACATCTCAAACCTGGCGGGTGCGTCAAATTGCAACGTCCATCAGGCTTTATGCAGGATTGCCCGTATACTCTTATGCTGGCTCAAATACGGCCAAGATGGATGAGACAAAAACCCTTCCACAGGATCGGCCATCCTTTAATCTAGTGCAATCTGCAACGGACACTTTAGTTTCTCGCCATGGCCAAAATAGGCCCATGCCTAAATTCCTGACTGATGCAGGAGATTATAAGCAACGTCACTTAGCTGAAAAACTCAATCACTTTATTGGCGGTGAGTTTTATCAGACAAAAACTTATCAAAAAGCTACACAATGCCTCAAGGACGCGCTCGTTACGGGCACGGGATGTTTGAAAGTGTATGAAAACGTCGATCATAAAGTCGCAATTGACCGGGTCGGTGTGGCTGATCTTTATGTCGATTTGAATGATGCCATTAACGGTGAACCCACACAGCTTTATCAATTGAAACTCATGGACCGAAAAAAGGTCATGGCTCGTTTTCCAAGACAAAAAAAGACGATTGCAGGAGCTCAAAACGCATTTCCAGATAACGATTTAAACACGGGCCGATCGATTGCTGACCAGATTATGGTAGTTGAAGCTTGGAAATTGCCAAGCTCCAAGGATGCAGGCGATGGACGCCATGCTATCGCTTGCGTCAATGGCTTGCTAGTGGATGAAGAGTACAACAAGGAAGATTTCCCTTTCGTATTTCTTCACTACAATGAGCCATTTAGAGGTTTTTTTGGGCGTGGTATTGCCGCTCAACTCTTCGGCACTCAGATGGGTCTAGACCGCATCATGTACACGATTGCAAAAAGCATTCAAACCGTAGGCGTACCCCGCGTTTTTGTTGAGGA